ACCTTTTGTTAGCTTATAGAGATAAAAATCCCAACCTAATTTTTTTGCTTCTTGTTGTAAACGGTCAGCTGTATGAAAGGTCTTTGCTTCTTCTGGCTCATCTGTTACAATAAGTATTCGGCATTTGCCTTCATCTTTTGCTTCAGTTAAAAAGTCTTTAAACTTCGGTACTTCCATCTTCTACCTTTTTACCTATGTTATATTTTGCTGATAGAGTCCATTCGTTTTTTTCTTTGAAAGGCAATACTTTAATTTGACTTAAAGGTGCTTTGTTTTCTACTTCTTCCTTTTTAAGAATTTCAATTAAGTTCCAATCTTGTAATAATATTGCAATTGTGTTTCTTCTTTGTATATCATTTTCAGATAGTGTAGATGTTTTACCATCTAATGCAAATAGTTCTTTGAAGTGTACAATGTAATATTTACCTTGTTTGTGTAATATATGACACGATTGAAATAATACCTTTTCTTTACGACTTGCAACACCGATTCGTGTTAATGTTTCTCGTATTTTCAAAAAATCATCTGGTTGTTTGATAGTAACCTCTAACATACTATCTGAAGACCAACTAAATTCTTCACTCATTTTCTTCTCCCACCTTTATCAAGGGCTAATTTTATAGTTTGTATTTGCTCTTTGGTGAGTATTGTGAGAGCCTCTCTTGCTTTCTCATTACTATAGCCATAATATTCTTTCACATAGTCTAAGTCTTTTAACTTTTTCTGTGATAGCCATTTGCCACCATATCGCTTTCCTTTACGAATACTATTTATATAAAAGGAGAATTGTACTTCTTTATCAAGAAAATGATAACCATTCATCTCATTGGCCTGTGCAATACAATCCCAATGCATAGATAAACACTTGTTTATAATAAAAGATGGGTATTTTTTTACCCATTCTGTATCATCAGTATCTAATAAGTTCTTTTTTGTAAAGTTAATTGCATTAAGGTAATCTTTAAGTTCGTAAGCCATTATTTAAATTTGCATCCTGCCATTATCTCAGTTAAACAAGCGACCATATTAATCTCTTGGTCAGCAACAAAGGCTGCCTTGTATTGATAACCTGCGATTATTAATATTGCTTGTGGTACTGAATTGGGTGCAAGTGATGTTTGAAGTACTTTGTAAAGACTTGTAAACAAACTTGCTGGTTCTTTATCTAGATTTTGCACGACCCACTTTCTCATATCATTAAACCTTTTTTCTTTTAATGTTGCAATGAGTTCTTTGTGATTTGCTTCTTCTAAATTAAATAAAATACCATTATCTATTTTACCACGAACAGAATATCTTTGCAATTCATTTATTGTTCTTCTAAAATCAGGATAATGTTTTTGTATTAATTCAACTAATACCTTTTCATCATATTCTATACCTTCATCTTTTAGAATTGTACATATTCTTTTAAGAAAGGCCATAGCTGTCTTCTTAACTTGGCCATTAGTAATTCTAAAGTCTATTGTGGTACAACGACTATGAAGTGGTTCTATTAGTTTTGCTTTGTAGTTACATGTAAATATAAATCTACAATTAGAATGGAATGTTTCTAAGAAGTTTCTTAGAGCAGGTTGAACAGATTCGGCATTCATATAATCTGCCTCATCTATAATCACTACTTTGTGTTTTGAATCTTCAGTTAAAGATACTGTAGAAGCAAAGTTTTGAATTTTGTTTCTTAAAGTATCTATGTGTCTGCCTTCATCAGAACCGTTGATAATGATATAATCTACACCTAATGTTTCGCATAAGGCACGAGCAACGGTAGTTTTACCTGTACCGGCCGTGCCTGATAATAACAAGTTAGGTATTTCGCCTTGTTTTAAAAACTCAAGGAAAGTTTTTTTAGTATCTTCTGGTAAGATACAATCTTCTATCTTTTTTGGACGGTACTTTTCCACCCATAGAAAGTCTGACATATTATAAACCTCACATTAAACATAATTAAATAAAAAGATAATGATTAAAATTCACTATCTGGTTCTAAAGCAATCCAATATTTTACTGCTCTATTACGGTTTACAAAATGACTAATTTTTTGTGATGAGATAGAAACATCATAATCATCTTGTACCATTTTAAAGTTTTCAGATTTAAAATGTGCCTTAAATGTTTTATCTGTTTCACCTACATCAACTGAATATGTGTTTGATGTACTATTTTTTCTATCAGCACCATGTAATTTAATTGTACTACCATCACCAATAACTGATATATCTGGTAGATTCAATGTCAATACACCTTTCATTAAATCAGCAAATGATTCTTTTTTAAGTGTAAACGATACAAATGTATCTGGCATTGTTATTGATTTTTCGGGTGCTACTATTACAGATTTATCTGCAAAGAAATACTTGACATTTCTTTTTCCTGATTCTTCAGAAATAGTAACAGCAGAGCCGCCATTAAATCCTAAAGATGGTTTCTTAAATAGTTCAACTGACCTTAAAAACTCTGATAGATTATATATTGCAAATTCTTGTTCAAAGTTTTCTGAAATCTCAGCTTCTGCTAAAATGTTTTTCATTGTGGAAATAGTTTGTAATTTATTTCCTGTCTTTACTAAAATGTTCTGATTAATATCAGAAAAGTTTTTTAGTACATTGATTGTATCACTTGATAAGTTCATATTACCTCACTTGTTCATAATTTAATTGGAGTGAAGGGATAGATTTTCACTATCATCTTTTTACTGGAAGTAAAATGTTTTACATTAAACTACCTTCACATTGTTCATTATACAGAAACCATCCTAAATGTCAAGTCTAGGACGGCCATTCATTTTAATTAAAATTCCACAACAGAATCCATATCGTGGATTTGTTTAATTGCTGGTAAAGAACCAAACAATACCACATTTGTTTTTACTTTAGCATCATTATAAAAAACTTCTGAATAACTATTTAACATAGACTTCCATTCTGTATTGTGTTCTTTGATTCTTAAATCAAATACATCTTTTAAATCCTTTGTATTTGTAGAATCAGGCAATGTACTTGTATGTACAATAACTCTTAATGTTTTACCTTGAAAATGTGAGTTAGACATTATTTGAGCTGCACTATACATATTTTTAGTATATGATGAAGAAGCACAAACCATATATAAAAAATCATTCATGTGTTTTTTACCGTGTTTTGTATCAACATAAACAGATGATTTTTTTTCTAGTCCTGCTCCTGGATATTGTTCATATGCCTTTTTAAAACCATGTTTTGTCATCCACTCACTAATGTTTTCTGGTCTCCAAGAATAAATTTGAGGTCTTGTACTTACATTATTTAAAATGGTTACAGCTAAATGCTCTTTATAATTATCTGTAAAAGGACCATTTCCTGTAGCCTCAAAAATCCATTCTTTAATCGCTTGATGTGTTTTCTTTAATAAACCATCACCAATTAATTCACTAGCAACACCAATAACATCAGCTGCTTTTGATTTACCTGATGGAACATCAATACAATTAAATCTAATAGATTGTGTTAATAAAGTTCTTTTACTATAAACTTTATATACAGCTACAATTGCATTATTGAATTTACAATTATTTTTTAGTATTTTTGTTCTTGTTTTACCAGTAATAATTTTTTTACTGCCGTCTTCATATACTGCAACAGCAATTGGTGGATATCTCAGTTTATATCCATTAGTAATAATATCGTTTTTGATATTATCAAATTCTGGATTTTCACTTGCTCTTGCTTCCTGACTACCATATGATTCTTTAATTGCCTCTTCAAGTTCATACATAGACATTAAGTCAAAACCGGTAAATTTTATACCCTCAGGCAATTCATCACCATATAACTCAGGCCAAGCGTCTTCTATAACCAATTTTTTTAATGTGTTTAAATTTGATTGAGAAAACTCTTTTTGTTTAAGAGTATTGACAACTACTGAATTGTCATTTACTGATTTATCTATTAAATCAACTTGTTGCTCTAATCCTAAAGCTTCTGAAAGCTTTGATGACAGAATTTCTACATTTGTATTCATTTTTCCTCCTTTGCCTGCTTTCGCTAGGCTTCTTTCATTTGTTGTATGTAACTGCCAGTTATGTTAGGCTTCTTGCTACATTTTTATTTTTACAAGTAGTATATCACCTCACACAAGAAATGTCAAGCGTGAGGCGATACTTTTTTATTTACTTGATTTTGATTACTCTTGGTTTCTTTTCTTCGGGTACAACTCTTTCAAGTTCCACTCTAAGAAGGCCATCTTTTAATACAGCGTCATTGACAACGACATCCTCTGCTAAAGTAAACACTCTTTTAAATGCCCTTTTAGCAATGCCCTTGTGAACAACATTATCTTTTGGTTTGGTTGTTGTAGGTATATCTGAAGATTTAATAGTTAATCTATTTTCTTCTACGATTACATCTACTTCTGCCTTAGAATAACCAGCCAATGCAACTTCCACATGATGTGTATAATCGCCTGTTTTGACTATGTTATATGGTGGGTAATTTGGAACTTGATGTTCCATTATATCTTCAAAATGTCTAAAGACATCATCATAACCAATAGTGAATGGTTTTAATTGACTGAATATAGTCATATTTTCCTCCTTTTATTAAGCAAGTTTTGTTTTAGAAGCCCCTTTATGGCGACCTCTAAAACTATTTATAAGTTTTAATACTCTATTATAAGGGAAATTTTTATAAATGTCAATGGTGAGAATTACACCAAATACTATAAAAAATAAAGGGATTGGGTTATGTGTATTATCAATAAGACCAAAGTCATATAGTATTGCAAGTGTCATAACAAATGGCACATATGATAGACCTAAAAGTGCAATTATTCTTAAAATGAACTTTAAAATTTCCACTTAATTATTTATTGGTTGTAATCTTAATAATGTGTTAAACTTTTATGAAGTTTTATCTCCTCATTTTTGCTAAATCTTTGGCGTGTTCTTCATCAAAGATAGGTACAAGATTTGATTTATGTAACATACCTATACCGATAAGTTTTCTTTCACCATCATATACTTTAGGTTCTTGTCTTGCACACACATGAGGTTCAACTTTAGTTTTTGTTCTGGTAGTAGATACTGCATTGTTAGGTACATATTGTTCTGTAGATTTTTTCTTTTTAGTTTTAAGTTTACCAAAACGCCACTTTACATAAGTGTCAAAATCCATTACCATAACTGGTGCTAGATATGGGTCTTTTTTATATTTCTTATTATGAAGTCTATGTTCTTCTTTTAATTCGAGCATTCTGGCTTTCGTAATTTTTATTTTTCTTTTTTTAGTTACCAAGCTGGTCATGCCTGGAACTAAGTGCATACTTTTTGGCATATTATCTTTCTAGTATTACGAAACTACCAAAATACATGTCAAATGTTTGAACAAGATTTTCATAATCTCCACTTGTCATTTGTTGATAGATGTTGTCAAAATTGTAATCTAACTTGGCTTCACGCTTCAGTTTCTTACAAAGGTCGCTGGCTAGTTTTATCAGACAAAATGCATTACCATCTTGGCCTGTCAAATCAACAACAATCTTGTTGGAATCTTGCTTTTTTCGTATTGTCATAATACACTCCTATATGTTATACTCTGGATTATACAGGTATAGGAAGCCATGTCAAGCGTTTTTTTGTTTTTTTTCAGTCTGGATATCCATCATCCTCTTGACCACGAGATAATCCTATGTAATAATGAGAACGATTCTCATTTGCCTTTTTTATGGGTTCTCGTTCTATATCAGATTCTATACATTCACTACCAAATTGACACTCTAATATATGACAAGGATTTTGAAAAGGATTCTCTGCTTTGTGCCATTCATTTGGCCTGATGATTATGCCTGGTTCGTATTCATTTAATGTTTTGCCATTCATCAAACATTTACCTCTCATTACAAACCACATTTCATATCTATTTTGATGTCTTTGATTAGACAATGATTTGCCAGGTTCTATAACTAATTCTTTTACTTTGATTGCATTGTAACTTTCATTTCTATGCAATTCGTGTACTACTCTATAATAACCCCAAGGTCTTTCAGTTCTTGCATTTCTGTATTCTCTTAAAATTTGACTTGATGAATTTTTTTTGTTTTCACCACCTACACCAAATTTAAAACTTACATATACATCATATCTGTATCTTTCTTGTTCTGGAATATTTTCTGATGTTCTATCACCACCATTACAAAAAATTATCGGTATATGAAATGTATTATTATATGGGTCTTTAAATAAATGTTTTACGATTTCTATAGCATGGCAAGCTGTTTCATCATCATCATTAAATTGTATGACTTCATCAACAACATATAATTCTTCTAACAATGATATTCTTTCTTCTATGGGTAAGAATGGATTTCCTTTTTTTCTTGTTAACCATTCATCTGAATTAACACCGACAATTAGATAGTCTGCAAGTTCAGCTGCAGCTTTTAAATATTGAATATGGCCTGAATGTAGAGGGTCAAAACCACCAGTTACAAGTGCAATACTTTTAGGATGGTGATGTTTGAACCTTTTGTCTTTTACTTTCATTATAATACCAATCCTTAAATTTTTTATCTTTGAACCACAAATTCTTAACACTCATTGGCACAATGCTCATGTGAATCATAGATTTAATAAACTCATAATCTTTTTTGTTTATCATCTTCCTACATCCTGTAAATATTTATATTTTGTTTCTTCCCAATCTAAGAATATAATATCATCATAGAAATGAGAATCTTTTGAAAATTGTCCTCTTTCTACTAGTGATTTTATTCTTTTACTGGCATGTTTGTTTTTCCATACTTCTACTAAAGCTTCGGTAGAAGAATCAAATCTTTTCTTTAGTTGGTCTTCTTTAATTTCACCTCTTAAATATTCATATGTGTTTTCATATAATCTTGTAAAGTATATACCACGACAATGGTCAGTTTTTACAATGTCTTTTGGTACATCTAACTTAGAATAGGTGAACATATAAGACCTGTTCTTGTGGTCTCTTTTTAGTGGTTGGCCATTTGGTCTTGTTGCCTCATACCATTCCCAATATTTTCTTGTGTGATTCTTTTTCAACCATTGTTTGATTAAATCTTTTGTTTCTTTCTGTGGTTCAAATGATACAGAACCTTCAGTAAATCCCATTCTTTTCCAATACTTCAATCCATCATATTGACTTAGACCATGATTTTTAGATTTGCCATATAATGATGTTGTTGTTACCCCTACTAATTTATCTCCATACTTTTCTTCCCATAATCTTTGTACATCATCTGATAAACATAGATATGCTAATAGTTTACCACCTGTGTAACTATATCCTAATGGTTGTGTTGGTACAATAGATGAACCTATAGCTGTGTGATTAATCATACCATCAAATGTTTTTGCATGTCTTTCCCAACCTATGGCCTTATCTCGTGGG